ACCGGGGGTGTCGAGGTGGAAGCATCACCATGCGTGCACAACAGCAGCAAGATCGAGGAGTACCGACCAGCCGTCACCAGCAACGTGCTGTTGGATGAAGCGCCGGTTACTGCCACGTTTGTAATCTGGGGCGGGAAGATAGAACAGGTGGTGGCGTAGGTGCCCGTGCTTACTGGGTTTCGCGCGACAGGTGTGTCGTTCTGGTACGCGGCAACTGCATGTTATTGTTGCGAAAAGTTGCCCACCCTAGGTGAGAAGACCAGCGGAGCAGCCTTCTTTTCAGTAACCCGTGAGTTTTGAGGAAAAGCAAGAATGAGCGAAGCAGTCCTGGCGGCCAAAGTTGTCGAGTGGATGTCGGACGGTTGGGACGTCTACCAAGAGGTGAGTTGCTACGGCGGTTACGCGGATATCGTCGGTGTCCGCGAAGGTATCGTGTGGATCGTCGAATGCAAAATGACGCTGTCACTCTCCCTGATTGAGCAGGCCGTCACGCGGCTGCAGGGCGCGCATTATGTTTCCGTGGCAGTGCCACCAGCCAGGCGCTCGACGTTCCCGCAAGACCTGCTCGCGGAAAAAGGCATCGGGGTCATTATCGCCGGCAGCACCGTCGAGCAGGTACAGGGCCCGCGGATAAGCCGCGCGGGCCGACATTGGGCCAAGCGCCTCTTGGATAGCCTCGAGCCAGAGCACAAGACGGCGGCGATGGCCGGAACGAACGGGGGCGGGCGCTGGTCTCCGTGGCGCTCTACCTGTCGCAACGCGGTCGAATACGTGCGTAGGCACGGTGAGCCGACCGTCGTCGACATGATGCGCCACATCAATCACCACTACGGCAGCGACAGCGCAGCGCGTTCGTCCATGGTAGAATGGCTGCGACGCGGCAGCGTCAAGCATCTGCAGATCATCGAAGGACGCCCGCTCAGGGTCAGAATTACAGGAGGCAAGTAGCATGGGACGCCGAGGGCCAAAAGGAGACACAAAGAAAGAAGCCGAGGCAATCCTTGCTTCGGTGCCAGCCACGATACCGACCCGCCGACCGCCGCCAACCACCCTGAACGAAGCAGGTCAGGAACGCTGGCGCGAGCTCGTCGGTGAACTGCCTGTCAACCGCCTGCGGGTGAGCGATTACAAAATGGTCGAGGCCATGATCCGCGCCGAGCAGTACGTTGAAGAATGCGACCAGAATATTTCCGAGCACGGCTTGGTGATTGGCCCGACCCCGAAGACAAACCCGGCAGTCCGCATCCGCGAATATAACCTGCGCACGATTGTGCAGCTGCAGCGCGCGTTGCGGCTATGTCCGTCGATGCGCATGAGGCAAGACAGCCCAGTGCTGCCGGCGACATCACCAACGACGAAACCATGGGATTCCGCGAAATGAGCGACAGAACAGCAGAGGAAATTTGGGACGGCTTCGTTGAGACTGGCGAGATGCCAACGCCAGCTGAACTCGAGGCGTTGTGCCACGCCGCGATGGCGACTGAAATCACTCAACTGGCACTTGACGCGCTATCCGAAGAACTGTCCAAGGCAGGCTGGTCCGTCGTCGATACAACAACCGACGATGACAAGGGCGGCGCGTCGGTGATGCTCACACCACCTAGCGAGGCCGAGTAGTGGGCCCTCAATGCATCGCCTGCGGGGCGGCGAAGCCGAACAACGACCCACGATTTCCCCGGTGCCGACGGTGCGCGCGTGCCCATTTCGCTCGACACTGCCGTTGGTGTGGCCAAGAGGGCCACGATCAAAGGACCTGTGAGCGCAATGTGGGCGCCAGGGAGGCGCAAAGGCGCCGCAGCACCCACGGTGCAGCGCGCCGCAGAAGGGCAAGGACTCATGACAACCAAGGGTGAAGAGTATATCCAGTGGGTTGAGCGCTACATGCGCGTACCTGAAGGCGACTTCGTCGGTCAACCACTCATACTGCGACCGTTCCAGAAGCATATAATCCGTAGCATCTACGACGCCGAACCCCGCCCCCGCTACGTGATAATCACGATGGGGAAGAAAAACGCCAAGACGACGCTGTCGGGCGTGCTGCTGCTTCTCAACATCTGCGGACCAGAGTCGAAGCCCAATTCGCAGCTCTACAGTACCGGCCAATCACGCAAGCAGGCCGCAACGATCTACAAGCTGGCCTGCAAGATGCTGAACTTTGCGCCCGACCTCGACGCGGTTTGCGTGCAGAAGGATTCAACCAAGGAGATCGTTTGCCCCGAACGCGGCACGGAATACATGGCGCTTTCGAGCGAGGCGAAGTCGCAACACGGCGCATCGCCGCGGTTTCTCGTACACGATGAACTCGGAATGGTTCGCGGCGACAACTGGGAGCTCTACGACGCAATGGAAACGGCCGACCAGGCGCACGCTGACGCGATGACAATCATCATCAGCACGCAGGCGCCTGGCGACGGTGACCTGCTGTCGATACTCACGGACGATGCGGTCAGGACATCTGACGACCCAGACGCGCACCCGGTCGTTTCCGGCGACAAAAAAACGCTCGTGTTCTCATGGGCAGCCGACGAGAAGGGCCACGAAGATGACAAATACTGGGTATTCACCGAGGAGGCTATGCGGCAAGCCAACCCGGCCCTCGGCGATTTCTTATCGATCGAATCCATGATGAAGAAAGCCAACGACGCGAAACGGATGCCATCCAAGGAGAACGTGTACCGTAATTTCCAACTCAACCAGCGCGTTGAGGCGGTCAACCCGTTCGTGCCGCGCGGGCGCTGGATGGCATGCAAAGGCAAACCAGACACCGAGGCGCTCGAGTCTGGCCGGCTCTATTGTGGGCTTGATCTGTCGAAACGAACCGACCTCACAGCACTGGCGACAATTGCTCAAGGGCGCGACGGTCTCTGGCACGTCTGGCCGGAATTCTGGGCACCTCGACTTGGCGTGATCGAGCGGGCGAAAAAAGACCGGGCACCGTATGACCAGTGGATGGATTCGGGCTACATCAAGGGGACACCGGGTTCGACCGTCGACTACGAATTCCCGGCGCAACGAATAATCGACCTGTGCCGCAGCTACGACGTAGGTGCCATCGCCTTCGACCCATGGAGGTTTGACGTCATGCTCAAGGAGCTGGCCAGGCTGCTCGATATACCGACGCGTGCCGACGACATGAAAGACCTCGTACTCGAACGAGTCCCTTTAGTGCCGATTCCGCAGACCTACCGTGGCATGTCTGTGGGGATGGAGACGTTCGAGGCCAGGCTGCTAGGTGAGGCGTTCCGCCACGGCGGGCACCCCGTGCTGACCATGTGTTCGGCGAATGCGCGCGCCGATGTGGACGTCAATGGCAATATGCGACTCGACAAGCTGCGCTCAACCGGCCGCATCGATGGGTTGCAGGCGCTGGTGATGGCCAACGGCGTCTCGGTTGGCAAGGAGGTGCAGACAGAGATGGCCGAATCGGTGTATGAATCGAGAGGAATGGTCGAGGTATGAAACGCTTGGGTAAACTGCTATCAGACCTGTTTTCGGACGCCCTCGTTGTCGGTGGCATCGCCGCCGTGTCCTACGGGGCATTTCTGGCATCCGGACCTGATGGTTGGGGAGGCTGGGTCGTTGGTGGCGGGCTGACAATCGTCATGGGCGTGTTCCGAAGCTTCATCGCCGCCAGGAGCGACAGCTACGCCGAGTACCTCGACAGCAAAAACAAACGGGAGTGATTCCTATGCTGATGTCGTCGATATTCAAGCCGGTGTTTTCCGCGGGTCCAGTGATCGGCGGCCCAATAGCATCGTCGCAGTGGATGCCGTTGAGCCTCGACCTGAGTTCCGCGACGTTCGCCGGCCCGCATGTCGACGAAAAGCGTGCACTGACAATCACGGCCGTGTTTCGGGCGGTCTCGCTGGTGTCCGAGGCGGTGGCCATGCTCCCGCTGGTCGTCATGCAAAAGGACGGAGACAGGCGCGAACGCGTCGAGGATCACCCACTCAACGAGCTGTTTGCGTACCCGAACGACCTGATGAACTCGGTCGACCTGCGGTCAACGACCCAGGCGCATGCGTTGCAGTACGGGAACGGGTACCAGAACATCCAGCGCACCGCCTCCGGCCAACCGGTGAAGCTTTGGCCGTTGCTGCCGGACCGGACGCGGCTCGTTGGTATGGATGGCATGGGGGGTGACCGCGAACTCGTTTACGTGACGTCAATCGACGGCGAGCAGCACGTGATAGACCCAGCAGACGTTGCGCATGTCCGCGGACTGAGCTTCGACGGGATCCGCGGCTACTCGCCGCTCCAACTCGCGCGTCAGGGGCTCGGGCTGGCCTTAGCGCTCGAGGAATATGGCTCAAAGTTCTTCCGCAACGACGCCAAGAGCGGCGGCGTGATTGAGCACCCTGGACCGTTGTCTCAGCCTGCACAAGAGCGATTGCGAAAGGCATGGAACGCGCAAAGTGGGCTAGGGCATGCGCACCGGGTCAAGGTGCTTGAGGAGGGAATGAAGTTCAACGCGACCTCGATCCCGCCCGAGGACGCGCAATTCTTGATGACGCGGACATTTCAGGTCGAGGAAATCGCGCGGCTCTACGGAATCCCGCTGCACATGATGCAGTCGCAAGCGAAGTCGACGTCTTGGGGATCGGGCATCGCGCAAATGTCGCTCGGGTTCTTGATTTACACGGTCATGCCGTGGCTGCTTCGCTGGGAGCAAGAACTTGGGCGCAAGCTACTCACGGACCAGGAACGCGACTCTGGGATGTATTTGCGCCACAACGTCAACGCCCTTCTACGCAGCGACCCAGCGACCCGCGCAGCGTTCTACACGGCCGCGCTCAACAGCTCGACCGGGTGGATGACGCGCACAGAGGTTCGCGCTCTTGAGGATCTGAACCCGGACGATGTCGAGAATGCGGTGCCCAGTGCGCCATTTGCGCCGCCGGCGCCGAGCGAAGAGCCGGTCGAAGACGACGAACCTGAAGACGACGAATCTGCCGCAGATTGACAAGTCGCGCCGAGCCGTGCCACAAATAAGGCGAACCCTCAAGCAACGAGGTCGCCAGTGCCTTTCGGCTATCTACTGTCCTGGGTCGCGAACCAACTGTGGGCCATGGAGCCGGAAAAGGCCGACGAAATCCTATCGTTTCTGCTGAGCCGCGCCACCGACCCCGCCAACAGCAAGCAAGCCGCGAAGATTCACCCGTCTCGCGAGCGCTCTGTTGCGCGCGCCGAGGGCAAAGTCACGCTGATCCCGATGTTCGGCGTCATGGGTCAACGCCGGCTTCCGGGTGAATCTACCGGCCCGGGCGTGCAAACCGAGGCTCTGGGCCGCATCATTGACGACAAAGCGGCCGACAACCGCGTCAAGACGATCATTCTGCAGATCGACTCCCCCGGTGGGACGGTGGAAGGCACAGCGGAACTCGCCGCCAAGGTCGCCGCCGCCAGCGACCGCAAGCCGGTGATCGCCCAGGTCGACAGCCTCGCCGCGTCGGCAGCGTATTGGGTTGCGTCACAGGCCTCTGAGATTGCTATCACCCCCGGTGGTCAGGTTGGCTCGATTGGTGTCCGAATGATGCACCAAGATATCAGCGGGCAGCTCGAGCAAGAGGGAATCAAGGTCGAGATGCTGTCTGCCGGCAAATACAAGACCGAAGGCCACCCGTTCGGCGCGCTCAGCGACGAGACTAGGGAGCATTTCCAAGACCAAATCAACGATGCTTACCGCGATTTTGTCGGCGCCGTCGCCAGCGGCCGCGGGGTCAGCACCGGTGTGGTGGAAGAAAGCTACGGCCAAGGTCGTGTTTTTCTGGCCAAACAAGCCCTAAAGGCTGGTATGGTCGACCGTATCGCAACCCTAGACCAAACCTTGGCACGATTCGTCGCGCCGCAGACAGTGACAACACAACAACGCCGGGCGCGAGCCGCGCAGGCCATAGCGAGGACAAAGTAAATGAATCTCAAAGAACTGCGCACGAAGCTGAAGACCCTCGCCGACCAGATGTCGGCGCTCTCGACCCTCAAGTCGATGACCGAGGAACAGCACGCCGAGTTTGAGAAGCTCGACGCCGAATTCCATGAGTCGTCGGCGCAGATCGAGCGGATGACCAAGGCCGCAACAGCCGCCGCCGCCGCGCAAGCCGCCGCCGACGCGGTACAGCCCGCCGTTGGTGAGCTGCAGGCAGCCGCGTCCGCCGACGAGCCGGCGCCAGCCCCCGAGCCGGCGCGTCGCCTGGTTGGTGAGCCCGCGCGCAGGGAATTCGAGAGCTTTGAGCAGTTCTTGGCCGCGGTGCTGGACGCCTCCGAGGGGCGCAGGTTCGATGCACGCTTGGATTTTCATGAGGGTGTTGGTGGCCGCAGAGCTGAACAGCAGATGGGCGTTGGTGAGGACGGCGGATTCATGGTCCCTACCGAGTTCCGCAATCAGCTGCTCGAGGTCGACCCGGCCCAGACGCCGCTGCTGGCAAACTCGACCCGGCTCCCCGCGGGCGCGAACCCCGACGCCGAGGTCAAGTTGCCTTACCTCAACCAGGCAACCAACCAGCACGGCGGCGTGACCGTCAGTCGTATCGATGAGGGCGAAGCAAAGCCCGAGACCACCGGCAAAGTCGGGCTCGTCGGCTGGACGCCCACCGAGGTTGGCGCCCACATCGCCTTGACCGAAAAATTGATCCGCAACTGGTCCGGGGCAACCGGTCTCGCCCAGCGGCTGCTGCGCTCGGCCCTCAATGAACACATCGAAAACGAGATCTACCGCGGCGACGGTGTCGGGAAACCCCTCGGCATCATCGCGTCGCCTGCGGCGTACAAGATCAACCGGACCACGGCCAGCGACTTCGTCTTCGCCGACGTTGCCGACATGGTCGCGCGGTTTCTGCAACGCACGGGCAAGGCATTCTGGCTCTACAATCAGCTACTGCTGTCCAAGTTGATCCAGATGAAGGACGGCAACAACAACCTGGTGTGGCAGCAAAGCATCGTCCCCGGCAGCCCCAGCACCCTGTGGGGCCTCCCCGCGTTCCCGTACGAGTTTGCCTCGGCGGTGGGTTCCCTCGGCGACGTCGCTCTGGTTCGGCCGGATCCGTACTACGTCATCAAGGATGGCGCGGGCCCGTTCGTGGACATGGGTCGCATCAACGACGACTTCACCAAGGGCAAGGTTCGCGTTCGCATCTTCATGTCGAACGACGGCGGTCCCTGGCTCAACGCCCCGTTCAAGCTCCAGAACAGCACCGAGGTAAGCCCCTTCGTGCTGCTCGACGTGCCCAGCGCGTAACCTTCACGCAACCCACCAACCACAACCCTAATGGGCCGGGCCACGGCCCAGGGAGAAGACCCCATGAATACTCACGGCAAACTCAACGAGAAGGTCAAGGTCGACGTCGGGCTCGATCCGCAGTCGCTCGCCAGCGGCAACGACACAGGTGCCTACCACTCCATGGACGGCTACAAAAGGGCGTTGTTCTACTTCAACGCGGCGGCCATCGCCGCGACGAAAACCGTCGTTGCTCAAATCATGGAAGCAAAGGACGGGATTGCCACCAGCGCCCAGGCGCTCACCAGTGCCACGGCGACGATCACCGCCAACACCAAGGTAACGAAGGGTTTGTACACGGCCAACACCGTGGTTGACACCAACGTCGTCACCGTCTCGATCTACGACGAGTCGGACACGCTGGTCTCGACGCAGGCCTACACCTGCGAGGACACCACCCCGGACGCGACGGCCGGCGAGTATGCCTCGGGCGCAAACGACGCAGCGGCAATGGTGAATCTCGCTGCGGTCATCAACAGCCTACAAGGCACGTACCTGTATGCCGTCGCCGGGGCGTCCCCGGATGTGGTCACCCTCAATATCCGCGAGCCGGGCAAATACACGATGACGATGACCACGATCGCGACCTTGATTGCCTCGACCCTCGAAGCCGCTGGCTACGTCGAAGTCGACGCTATCCAGCTGTCGTCCACCTACACCCACGTCGCGTTGAAGCTGACCACCGACGCAACCATTGTCGTTGGTGGGACCCTGGTCCGCGAAGGCCTCACCCGTGGGAACGCTCAAGCCGGGCAAGCCGTAGCCGCCGGGACGGTGCTGTAATGAGGCAGTTCTATGTCAAGAGCGGGTTCCGCTTTTGCGGACAGCACGTTGCGCCGGAGACGCAACCGCTGTGGACGCCGCCCAACGAGGAGGTCGCAGCAAAGCTTGTGGCCTCGGGCTGCATCAAACCCGTGGGGGACACCCCGAAAGACGAGAAGCTTGTCAAGCGGCTGCTGTCCCCCACCAAGGAAATGGCCAAGGCAGAAACGGAGGCTCGCGCCGCTCTCGGTATCGCCTTGGTCAATATGGGTGTTGCTGTTGGGTTCGCGTTCCCTGCCGACGAGGATGCGGCAGATGACCGGCCCAAGGTCGCTGAGCTCGTTGACAATATCGTTGCGTCGATGACTCGGGACCGACCCAAACCAGCGCATATGGCCATTGAGAAACCCAAAGCTCAACCGGCTCCAAGGCCGGAACCGAAGACCAAAACCAAAGCAAAGCCGCGGACCAGCGGCGAGAAGTAGCGCACCATGCTCCGCTACTCCCAGGGCGACATAGGGCGAGTATCGGTGGTCACTCCGGCCACCGTGCTCCCCCTGACTGTCGCTCAAATCAAAAAGCATCTTCGAATCGACCACAACGAGGAAGACGACGAGCTCGGGGACTGGCTTGCAACGGCCATCGGTGAGATCGAGCACCCGAACGGCTGGCTTGGCCGTTCGCTGATGCCACAGCGGCTCAAGCTCACGTTCGACGCTCCACCACCGCGCGTGATTGCGCTTCCGGGCCCGCCTGTGACCGAGGTCAAGACAATCAAGACGCGCGGTGCTGACGACACGATCACCACAATCTACAACGCCGATTTGGCCATCGACACAATCGGGTTGATCACCGACTACGACGCCGAGCCTGCCTTGATTTGGCCGGATGACGACATCGGCTGGCCCAGTGACATCAAGACCGGTCCAGACTCGATGCAGATCGAATACCTCGCCGGATACGCCGACGCGGCCTCGCTGCCCGGCCCGATCCGCAGCTGGCTCTATGTGCGAATCGGCGAGCTCTACCGCGACCGCGAGCGCTCCATGCTCAACGCCACGTCGACGCGGTTGTCGCACGTCGATAGGATGCTCGACAATCTGCGGATCCGCTCCTGATGGCGGTGCGTGTTTTCGGCAAGGACTTCGTTGTCCGGCAACTGACCCAGCTGTTTCCTCGCGAACTGAAGGCGACGATGCGGCGAACCACTCTGGCGATAGCGAAAGAAGCTCGCGACAGGATCCGGAGCCGTGCGCCGAAACGGACCGGGACCCTCAAGAAAGCGATTCGGCACAAGCGGGCCCGCGGGCTTCGCGACTTCATCGAGGCGCAGGTGATTATCACCAAGGGTGCGACCGAGAAAAATGACGGCTTCTACTGGCACTTTCTCGAGCTCGGCACAGTAAGGATGTCGGCCCGCCCCTTCATTGCGCCAGTAGTCAAAGAGATGAGTCCGGGGTATGTTCCGCTGATGCGGAAAGAAATCCAGAAGCAGGTTGTGAAGCAGCTGGAAAAGCGAGCCGCGAAGCAACGGAAGGGAACGACATGAGCACGGCGCCATATATCAAGACGGGAAACATGCGCCAGCTCGGGCGCCTCGAGGTCAAGGCAGAGACCGAGGACGGTTATGGCGGTCGTGCCGGTGAGTGGCAGACGGAGCGCGCTATTTGGTGCCAAATCAAGCCGGTTTCCGGGACACAGCGCCTCGAATCGAATCAGAGACAATCGCAGGTCAGCCACACGATATTCGTGCGTCACCAGGACGACGTTGCTCCGGGGGTCGTCGAGAAAAAGCGGATCACCTACAACGGGTTCGGCTACAATATCGTTGCCGCCTGGAATCCGGAAAGTCAGCCTGAGTTCGTGCACATGACCGCGACTCGAGGGGCCGGCACATGAGGAGCCTCGACCTGCAAAAGGCGATTTACGACGTGCTCGCCGCAGACACCGACCTCGCCGCCCTCGGAGCCGAGGTTTTCGACCATGTTCCGCAGGGCGAGGACTTCCCGTGGGTTGTGGTCGGCGACGATTCGTCTATCCAAACGGACACAGACGACCGCCTCAACGCCGACTACGAAGTCGAGTTGCACCACTACAGCCGCGATGCGGCGCCCGGCACGCCGCCGAGGACGCGCCACAGCGGCAAAAAGCAGGTCAAACTGCAGGAACAGGCTTGCTACAAGGCCCTTCACAGAGCCACGCTGACGATGGTTGGGGCCGTGGTAACGGATATCCAGGCAACCAGCTCAGAATCGTTCCTAGACGATGATGGCTTGACAAGACACCTTGTGCAGCGTTTCATGGTGCTAGTTGACGACATCACTCCCTGATTAGAGGTGACCCATGCCCGCCGCTTCCGGACGCGACCTGATTATCAAACGCGATGGCACGACAATCGCGTCAGTGACCTCCAAGAATTTTTCGATCAACAACGAGCCAATCGACATCACCACCGACGACGACGCCGGGTTCCGAACCCTGCTCGACGAATCCGGGGTGCGCACAATCGATGCGTCGGTCGAGGGCGTTTACGTCGACGACACGTTGTTGTCTGAAGCAGCCGGGGCGTCCCCAACCCTCATCACTGCCGACACAATCGAGCTTCCGAGCGGCGCCACGATCACCGGCAGTTTCCGCCTCAACAGCATCGACATCACCGGCGAGGTCGCTGGCCGCTGCGAGTTCTCGGCGACTCTGCAGAGTTCCGGCGCCTGGGTCTTCACCCCGTAAACCGCAGCACGTCCCCAACACCACCAAACCATAAGGAGCGCGAACCATGGCAACCATCGCACAACAAACCATCGTCGACACCGGCTTGGATCCAACCTACGCTGCGGCCTCGGCCGGCGGCGACACGTTCGCAAACGACGGGTCCCAGCAGTTTTTGCACTTTCTGAATGCCAACGTCGGGTCAGCTCGCCAGGTGACGATCACCGCGGAAGTGGCGACGACCGATAAAGCCGGCTTCCCGACCTTGACGGTCCCGAATATCGTGGTTTCGATCCCGCTGTCTGGCGAAAAAATGATCGGCCCCATCCCGAAGCAGGCATACGGCGCGAACCCTGCAATCACCTACGACAGCGAGGCTGACCTGACCGTCGCGCTCCTCAAGGTCGGATAAAGGACACATGGCCCCGATTTACGAAAAAATCACCCTCGAGTGGAACGGTAAGACCTACAACGTCACTCCCACCTACGAAATGATTGAGGAAATCGAGCAGCGCCTGAGTCTGGCGAAGCTCCTAGCCCGAGTGAGTCAGAACGCGCCACCGCTCTCGCAATACGCGCGCCTCCTGTCCTACGCCTTGCGGTTCGCTGGGTGCGAGGACGACGACGCTACCCCGGAGGCGATCAACGCCGAAATGTACACAGCAGAAAACTGCAGACGGCTGTCAGAGTCAGCAACGGCGATCCTATTTGCCCTGGTCCCGACGAAGGTTCCACGGGGAAACGAGGGGGCCCCACCCCAGGGGGCCGAACAAGGCGAGAAGGGTTCGACATCGACTGGGGAGAGCATTACCGAATCATCGTCGGCTGCTTCAAAATTGCTCCCTCCGAATTCTGGAAAATGACGCCGGCCGAGTTTTGGCTGCTGGTGTTTGACGAGCGCTACCGCCCCTATGTCAAGGGGCGTACACTTTCCGACGACGAGTATGATAGGCTGGCGGCGAAGCTCGACGATTGACACGGAGTTGTAGCCATGGCCATCGGTAGCCTTGTCGTCAAAATCGGCGCAGATATCTCGCAAATCCAACGCAACTCACAGAAAGCCGCGGCCTCACTCGGCGGAATCCAGAACGGCGCCAACAAGCTCGGGTTCGCGCTCAAGGCGGTGGGATTCGGCCTCGTCGCCCGAGAGATCAAGCAGATGGTTGGATCCGCCATGATGGCGATTGACGCGTCGACGAAGCTAGCAAAACAGCTTGGCGGCACAGTGTCTGGTATCGAGGGGCTCAATCTCGCGGCGAATGAGGCTGGCGTTTCGACCGAGGCTATGACCAGGGCCACAGAGATGCTGAATCGCCGGCTTGGCGAGGCAGCGCGGATGGGCGCCGGTCAAGCCCACGACGCCTTGACGCGCCTTGGAATTGACATCGAGGAAATCAGTCAGATGGATGTCGACGACCGCATGGCGGCCGTTTCCGACGCCATGATTGAGACCGGGATGTCTACCCAGGAGATGGCCGACACTCTTGGCCAGCTAGGGATCCGCACCGGCGAGGTTACCCGCTTGATGATCGACGGTGGCGACGCCATTCGCGCCGCTCGTGGACAGGTTGAGGCCTGGGGATATGCTATCAACGAGGTCGACTCGGCCAAGGTTGAGGCAGCTAACGATGCAATGATGCGAGCGAAAAAGGCGTCGGAAGGATTCGCCCGCCAATTGGCCGTCCAACTCTCGCCATTCATCACGGTGATAGCGAACAAATTCGTCGACATGTCTGCTGACGCGGGCAGCATGTCCGAGGCCTTCGCGAAGGCGGCGAGATTCATCGGGAAAGCAGCAGGCTTTATCGGCGACTCCCTGCGAGGCGTGCATCTGGTTTTTAAGACGCTCGAGCTGGGTGGTTGGGCGTTGTACACCGGCCTGCTAGAGGCATTCCGGGCCGTGTACAAGGCTATCTCGTTCCTAGTCGATGAGGGCATTGGTAAGCAGATCAACAAGGCGATCGGTTACCTGAACATGCTTCCGAAGGTTGATATCACACCAATCACCCTGGCGCGCGACGGCTCATTCATGAAGGCGCTCGACGCTGCGTCCGAGGCGTCACGTGCAACTGTTGTTGATGTGGCGAAGCAACTCAAGGGGCTCGCCACCAAGGAATGGCCGTCAGCTGGCATCACGAAGTTCTTCAACGAGGTCACTGTTGAGGCCGAGAGAGCAGCGCGCGAAGTAGTGAAGCGACGCAACGAAATTATAGGCCAGAAAGGCATAAGTGCCACCGAGCCGAGTGCCGCCGAGCAAAAGGAGCGCGAGGCACGTCAGAAGAAATTCGCCGATGAGCTCGAGGCGATTATGCAGCATTCGATGACCAAGGAAGAAATCGAAAACGCCGCTCACGCCAGGCGCATGGAGGTGCTCAATACGGCCCTGGGCAACGAGCAGATCACGCTGATGAAACACGCGAAGGTAGCGCAGCGTATCGAAAAGACACACATGAAGGAGATTGCCAGGATCCGTAAGGAGGGCATGGACAACTCTACGAAGATAATGGCGGAGTCGGTCTCCCGTTCGTCGCTCACCATACTCGGGATGCTCAAGTCCCTGACCGCCGGGGCTGCGTCAGAGAACAAGGCGATGTTTGAGATCAACAAGGCCGCGGCTGTTGCAAGCGCGATTGTCAGTGGAGCACAGGGCGTTGCTCACACATATGGATCGCTGCCGTTTCCTATCAACATCCCGTTTGCTGCGGCCCACGCTGCACTTGCCGCAGCGCAGGTAGGCATCATTGCATCGAAGCAGTTCAAGGGCGGCGGCGGGAACGTCGCTGCCGCGCCTCCGTCGGTACCGGCCGCGGCGTCTGCGCCGGCTGCAAGCCAAGGAGCTGGCTCCGTGACCGGCGGCGTTCAACAAGAGGTGGCCGTAAGCGCGAGCGGCAGCAGCTACACGCGCGACGATATCCTAAACTTGATTGAGGACCTGAACGACGCTGTCGGCGACGGCGCAAGGATTAGACTGGCATGACCGAACCGCTGACACACGCACGTATTGGCTATGATTCGATCGCGGCACGCGGGACCGTTATGGCGTCCGGCGCAGACACGGGCTTCCCTGCATCTGCGGCCGCCAACGCTATGACCTACTCGTTTTGGAAAACCGGCGTCCCGTCGACATGGCAAGTCAATCTGACGGGAGACA